GAGGCCTTCGCAGACACCGATGACCGGCGAGAGCAGGCCCTGCTTCCGGCAATGGCGACCAGGGCCTCGGCGCAGATTCTCGTCGTCTCCACTGCCGGCACTGACGCGAGCATCTACCTGAATCGGAAGATCGAAGCCGGCCGAGCTGCTGTTACGAACTCCGATAACAGGGGCATCGCCTACTTCGAATGGTCTGCGAGTGATGAGCAGGACATTGACGATCCGGCGACGTGGTGGTCCTGTATGCCGGCACTGGGCCACACGATCAACGAGCAAGTCGTCCAGCACGCTCGAGCGACCATGAGCGAGGGCGACTTTCGGCGCTCCTGGTTGAACCAGCAGACGACCTCCGATGAGCGAGTGATTCCGGCCTCGGTCTGGGATCCAGTCTGCGACCCATCGGTAAAGCCCGAGGGCCGGCTGGTATTCGCTGTCGACGTCAACCCGGAACGCTCGGCAGCAGCAATCGCAGTCTCTGATGAACAAGGCCGAGTCGAACTCATCGAACATCGGCCCGGTGTCCCGTGGGTCGTGGACCGATTGAAGGAACTGGCCGAACGCTGGTCTGCCGTGATCGTCCTCGACGGGTATGGGCCAGCCGGTTCACTCGTCGACCAGCTCGAGGACCATGGGGTCCGCGTTGAGAAACTGACCGGCCGTCAAGTCGCGAACGCGTGTGGCGCGTTCTACGATGCAGTGTCAGATCGGAAAGTCCAGATCCGATCGAACGATCTGCTCGACGATGCCATCGCCGCGGCCCGTCGCCGGTCCTCCGGTGACGCATGGGCCTGGGCTCGATCGGATACTCAGTCGGACATCTGTCCTCTGATGGCGATCACCTTGGCATTCGATCGAGCCACAACGTCGAAGACCGGTCGGTCTGGAGAACTGTGGATCGCATGGGACTGAATCGGAGCACGATGGCAACGATCATCGAGATCCTCGGTGGTATCGCTCTCACCTTCGGGTTCGGGCTTCTGGCAATCTGGGCTGGGCTGATCGTCGCTGGTCTGCTCCTCATCCTGTTCGGAATGGCACTCGAAAGGTTCGAGTCGTAATGGTTGGTGGTCGATAGATGCTCGGACGACTCATCCCCTGGTCTGCCGAGGAACGCGGCATCTCCATGACGGACTATCAGGACCTGTTCACCAGGTTCGGTTTCAACGGTGTCCAGTACGTCGTGCCGTCCGGCAATGTGCAGGAACTCACGGCCCTCGAGGGCGCGAAGAATCCGATCGTCGCAGCGTGCATCCATGCGCGCATGATGGTGTTCTCCGAGGCCCGGTTCACGTTCCAGCGTTACTCGGCCAGCCGGCCCGGCGAGATGTTCGGCACCCCCGACCTCGGGATCCTCGAGCAGCCCTGGGCATCGGCCACGACCGGTGACCTCCTCGCCCGGATGGAAGCCGACGTCAGCCTCTTCGGCAACTCCTACTGGGTCCGAGCGAACAACGAGCTCGTCCGACTCGACCCGGCACGCGTCCACATCGTCACCGGTGACGTAGCCGATCAGATCACGACCCGATCCGTCGGTGAGCGTCTCGTCGGATACAGCCTCGTCGACGAACAGAACAACGAGGTCGCGTTCTTCAACCCTGGCGAAATCTGCCACTACAAGCCCCTCGCATCGCCCCTGTCCCCGTTCCGTGGACAGTCCTGGCTCTCTGCCGTCATCCAGGACGTGCAGGTCGACGGGGAACTCACGAACTACAAGAGCGCCTTCCTGTCGAATGCAGCGACCCCGAACATGGTCGTCTCCTTCGATCCCACGATCACCAAGGAAGCGTTCGACAAGTTCCGAGAGTCGATGGAAGCCCGGCACCGTGGAACGGCCAATGCCTACCGGACGCTGTACCTCGGCGGTGGTGCCGACGTGAAGGTCGTCGGAGCCAACTTCGAGCAGATCGCGATGAAGGCCGTCCAGGGTGCTGGAGAGACCCGGATCGCAGCAGCAGCCGGCGTCCCGGCCTCGATCCTCGGCATCAGCGAAGGTCTCGCCGGCTCTAGCCTCAACGCCGGGAACTACGGCGCAGCCCGACGCCGGTTCGCAGACGGCACCCTCCGACCCCTCTGGCGTTCAGCGTGCGGTGCCCTCCAGACCATCGTTCCTCCCCCCGATGGTGGGGCACGACTCTGGTACGACGACCGTGACGTCTCGTTCCTTCAGGAAGACGTCGACGACGCAGCAGCGACCCGGCAGAAGGACGCACAGACCATGCGTACCCTCGTCGATGGTGGATTCGATCCGGCCAGCGTCGTCACCGCGGTCACCCAGGGCGACATGAGCAAGCTCATCCACACCGGTCAACTCTCCGTCCAGCTGCAGCCTCCCGGTAACACGGAGCCCACGGTCTGATGCCGTACCACGTCGACGATCAGCACCCCGACTGCTCGGGCTACGCAGTCGTCAAGGACGACACCGGCGAAGTCATCCCCGGTGGATGCCACCCCACCCTCGACGATGCCGAAGCCCACCTCACCGCGGTCAACATCGCAGAGTTCGGACAACGAGCCGTCGACCTCGAGGTCCCTGCCTACATTCGAGATGCAGCAGCACGCGGCCTCGAACTCCGTGCCGAAGGCAAGGGTGGCGACGGCCTCGTAGCCCGTACCATTCGAGAAGCCCGAAACATGGCAGCCGGCCAGATCACCAGCGACAAGGTGATCCGAGCGAACGCCTGGGCAGCACGCCACGCAGTCGACCTCGAAGCCACACAGAACACCGACCCGGAAGCAGACGGCTGGCCCGGCAACGGAGCAGTCGCCCACTACCTGTGGGGAATCGACCCCACCGACCCGAACCCGGCACGCGAATGGTTCGCCCGAAAGGCCGAAGCCATCGCAGCTGACCAGGAGACCAACATGACCGACGCTCGCAGCATCGACGAGACGATCTACCCCGTCGCCCCGGCCCAGGCTGCCGTCTACCAGGCACTCGAGGACATCGTCGAGATCCACGGCAAGTTCGACCAGTCGACCGGTCCGAACGGTGCCCACTACGTCGCAGAGTCCCCGTTCGCCAGCGAAGGCCTCGTCTGCTCCAACTGTCTCTTCTACGAGGGTGCGCGCGCCTGCGAGATCGTCCAGGGCGACATCGCCCCGGAGGCGATCTGCAAGTTCTGGCAGATCCCCGAAGCCCTCGTCGTCGAAGGTGACCAGCCGGCCCCGGCCCCCGAGATGCAGACCGAATCCCTCTCGCGCGACAACCTGTCAAGGATTGTCGAGTTCCGGGCCATGCCGTCCGACGACGGTCTCACCCTCCAGGGATACGCGGCCGTCTTCAACGAGTGGACGACCATCGACTCGTGGGAGGGCACGTTCCGTGAGCGCATCGCACCCGGTGCGTTCAAGCGCACTCTCGGACAGCGGATGCCGGTCCTCCAGTTCGACCACGGATCCCATCCCCTGATCGGCAGCATCCCCCTCGGCCGGATCACCAGCATCGTCGAGGACGAGCGTGGCCTCAAGGTCAAGGCCCGACTCTCCGACAACTGGCTCGTCGAGCCCGTCCGAGACGCGATCCGAGACGGTGCCATCAACGGCATGAGCTTCCGATTCTCCGTGCCGGCCAACGGCGACAAGGTCGTCCGAGGTCAGGACGGAATGCTCGAGCGCACCATCAACGAGATCGCCCTCTACGAGGTCGGTCCCGTCGTCTTCCCGGCCTATGAGGCCACCAGCGTCGGTGTACGCTCCCGACAGGCGCTCGACGCGCTCCAAGACCCCGAGGTCCGAAGCGAACTCGCCCGGATCCTCGCAACAGGCACCGACGTCAAGTCGCTCGCCACCAGTCCCGACCCGGTCGCAGACCACTCGGGATCCACTGCTACCGACTCGGATCAGATCCACTCGGAGCCGAACCCCCGATCCCGAGCCCAGCGCGAAGCACTGGTTGCTCTCTACCTCAAGTGAGGACCCCCATGAACCTGCACGAACTCCGTGCCCAGGTCGAGGAGATCCGGTCCACCGTGGTCCGACTCTCCGAGATCGACAACATCACCCCCGAGGACGACGAGGAGCTCACCGCGGCCCTCGAGGCCTACGAGGCGCGCAAGGGCGAGCTCGAGGAGCTCGAGGCCCGTGCCCAGCGCATCGAGGCTGCGAAGGCCCAGGCGACGCAGCGTCACGCCGGCATCGACTCCCCGACCATCCTCAAGCGAGTCGAGCCGTCCGCGCTCGACCTCCGTTCGGCCACCCGTGGTGAGCTGCGCGACGCGGCCCTCAAGGTCCTCGAGACCGAGGGTCGTGGCCTCGCTGCCCACCAGGAGGACCACGTCGACCAGCTGCTCCGGACCAAGACGGCCTACACCGACGGTGCCGTGATCGCGAAGCGGATGCTCGTCACCGAGTCCGACGCCTACCGTTCGGCGTTCGCCAAGGCGATCAGCCAGCCGGTGCCGGCGTTCGACGCGGAAGAGGTCCGTGCGATCAACGAGTTCCGTGCCATGAGCGAGGGCACCGACACGGCCGGTGGCTTCGGCATCCCGGTCCTCATCGACCCCTCCATCATCCTCACGTCGGGCGCTGCGGCTGCTCCGGTCCTCAACCTGGCCCGAGTCATCACCGTCACCACCGACGAGTGGAAGGGCGTCAGCTCGGCCGGTACGTCGTGGTCCTACGACGGTGAGGGCACCGCGGTGTCGGACGACAGCCCGACCCTCGCCCAGCCGACCGTCCCGGTCTACACGGCCCGCGGCTTCATCCCGTTCTCCGCGGAGATCGGTGCTGACTACGTCGGCTTCGCGGCCGAGATGCGTGCCCTCCTCGACCAGGGCTACATCGACCTCGTGGCGTCGCAGACGATCACGGGCTCGGGCTCGGCCTCCCCGACCGGCATCTTCACGGCCCTCGACGCGAACACCAACGTCGAGG